TGCTCGCAAGGGTCGGAAGTTGTCGGCCAGTGTCGAGAAGACAATGGGCCGTTACACGTAGTCTGTGCGCGTGATCATTCACCCAATCTGGCGTACGAAGTACTGGTGGCAGAAGTTGACCTACCCCCGGCGGAAGGTCCCCCTGACTGAAGTCGGCGAGACTCAGGAGCAGAACTTCCCGTGGCGGCTGGGCAAGTGCCGCGTGTTCCGCCTTCCCCTCACCCGTCATGCCATTGCCATTGGTCAGTGGACGGGCGAGCAGCCCCATGAGAACGTGGAGGGCGCACCTACCCTGATGTTCCGTCCATTGGATCACCCGGAGGACTACTTCCATGTCGAGGATGTTCAAGAAGAGCCCCACTGATCGAGTAGAGGTCTCTGGCCGGGTACTTCGTCGTGCCCGCCTTGTTCCTCCCGGCACGGAGGTCTCATGGATCGAGGGGACAATGGCTCAGGTCGGCAGTTCCGTGGTCCACCACAAGCCCGGCGATCAGATGCTCGATGAGGCCATCATGGGCGCTGAAGCGATTCTGGCCCTGCTCCATGAGATGAGGCGGCGAGAGGCATGACCACGATTCTTGATGAAGATCTCCAAGAGGAGATGAACGAGTTCGACCTTCTTGGGGGCTCGGATGAGGATCCCGACGAGTTCCCCGATGAGGTTGAGGAGGACGACGAAGAACTCAGTCCGGAGTTCATCAAGGGGATCGTGGACAAGGTCCTCCAGTTCAACGCCGTCTTCGTCGGCCATGACCTGCACCCGTACCAGAAGCCGTTCGCCCGTCGGATCGTGGAGAGCGTCCTGATCAACGACGGTGAGGAGGTCACCGCGCTCGCAGCCCGCCAGAGCGGCAAGACTGAGACCGTCTCCGACATCGTCGCATCCCTGATGGTGCTCCTCCCCCGACTCGCCAAGATCTACCCGAAACTGCTCGGACGGTTCAAGGACGGGCTCTGGGTCGGCATGTTCGCCCCGGTCGAGGGACAGGTCGAGACGATGTTCTCCCGGACGGTCTCCCGCCTGACCTCCGACCGGGCGAAGCAGATCATGCTGGATCCAGAGATTGACGACAGGCCCGCCCGGAAGGGCGGCGTGGTCAAGTCGATCGTGCTTTCCAACTCAGGATCGTTCGTCTCGATGATGACCGCGAACCCCCGAGCCAAGATCGAGTCCCGCACCTTCCACCTCATCATCATCGATGAGTGTCAGGAAGCCGATGACTTCGTGGTCGCCAAGTCGATCGCCCCCATGCTCGCGTACCACGCGGGGACCATGATCAAGACGGGGACGCCCACCACCAAGAAGAACAACTTCTACCGCTCCGTGCAGTTGAACAAACGTCGGCAGACGGCCAAGAAGGGCGCGAGACACAACCACTTCCAGTGGGACTGGAAGGACGTAGCCAAGGTCAACAAGAACTACGAGCGGTTCATCCGCAAGGAGATGCTCCGCATCGGCGAGGACTCCGACGAGTTCCAGATGTCCTACAACTGCCGGTGGATCCTCGAACGCGGCATGTTCACCAGTCAGGGCGTCATGGACGAACTCGGGGACACCTCGATGTCCTTCGTCCGGAACTGGGCCAAGACCCCCTGTGTCGTGGGAATCGACCCTGCCCGCAAGACCGACTCCACCGTGGTCACGGTGCTGTGGGTGGACTGGGATCGACCGGATGAGTTCGGCTACTACGACCACCGGGTCCTGAACTGGATGGAGTTGCAGGGTGACGACTGGGAAGAGCAGTACGCCAAGATCGTGGACTTCCTCTCCAACTACAACGTCCTCGCTGTGGCCGTGGACGCCAATGGTGTCGGGGATGCGGTCGCCCAGCGCCTTGCCCTGCTCCTGCCGAGGGCTGAAGTGCACAGCGTCACGAGCAGTGCCGTCGAGCAGTCCAAGCGGTTCAAGCACCTCTCCGCCCTGATGGAGCGACGCCTGATCGGATGGCCCGCCCACGCGAACGCGCGGCGCACCCGGATCTGGCGCAAGTTCCAGCAGCAGATGCTCGACGCGGAGAAGCAGTACAAGGGCGTGAACTTCACCGTGGCCGCTCCGGACGAGGCGTGGGCACACGATGACTTCGTGGACAGCCTCGCTCTCGCCACTCTGCTGACCGCAGATCTGTCCATGCCGACGATTCAGGTCAGCAACTCGCCCTTCTTCAGCCGTTAGTCGTGACATTCGAACTTCGAATCAGGCAGACTCACTACTGAACATGTTCACCCAGTTCCATCAATGAAGGAGAGACCATGGCTCTCGCTCCGGCTCCGGGGTTCCCCGAGCGTCCCGGCACCAACTACGAGGTCAACAACGTCTCCGGAGCCCCCTCCGGTCCGGGGCCTCTGTACTTCGAGGAGGGGCTCGGCACTGACACCGACCTCCCCAACAACTTCCAGACCGGAGCGATGCAGGGGTACGTCACCCCTCCCGGTCGGAGCAACCACAACCAGAACGTCTACATCAAGACGGCTCAGGAGACGATGTCCGAGCGCGCCCACGTCGGGTCCGCCGCTTGGGTCGAGGCTCCGGGCATGCTTCAGGACTTCGCGGCGGGCTCCTTCTCGGATGCCGGTGAGGTCACCTACGAAGAGGTGTACCGCTCCGGTGGCCGCATGGCGCGACCGAACGCGGCTGTCGTCAACGACTGATCATGGCCGTTGACCCGTATGGGCGGCGGTCACGTGGGGCACGTTCTGAAGGTCAGTCCCCGCAGAACCCACGGTTGTGGGAGATGCTGGTTACTCAGGCCAAGCAGAAGTTCCCCACGTACCCGTCGATCCCTGCCTCCAAGTGGATTCACACTGAGTACGTGAAGCGAGGCGGGGTCTTCGTGGACTCCAAGAAGAAGGACGTTCGGCACGATCGTCGGGGTAAGTTGACCTCGCAAGGAAAGAAGGAAGAGGCCAACAACAAGAAGGACGACTGATGCCGTACTCGGTCAAGAAGGGGTCGGGCAAGAAGCCGGTCAAGATAGTGAACAAGGAGACCGGCAAGCAGGTCGGATCATCGACCAGCGTTGCCAAGGCGAAGGCGTCGGTGCGCGCCCGCTACGCCGGAGAGAAGGCCAAGGGATGACCATCTCGATCATCATCCCGTGGATGGATCGGGGAGACCCGGTCCGCGCTGCTGTGTTCGAGTACGTCCGCGCGTACTACGAGAGTCTCAGTGTCGGCGAGGTCGTCGTCGGCACGTATCCGGATGATGGGGCTCTCCTCAACCGGTCCCGGCTTCGCAACGAGGGCGCGAACACCGCGAAGGGGGACGTGTTCTTCTTCTGCGACGCTGACATCCTCGTGCCCCGGGATCAGATCCTGATGGCGTGCAGCCAGTCCGCCTACGGTGGCGTGACCTTCCCCTACAGCCTGTTCCGGACCAACTGTGATCCGGACACCGTCGATCAGGTCCTCCGGGGGGAGAACTGGGAACAGTTCGTGGACCTCACTCTCCCGCCCTACCTGAAGGATCAGGAGCCGTTGCCGGAGGAGTGGCACGTAGGCCCCGCCTTCGCGATCTCCCGACGGGAGTTCTTCCGTCTCGATGGCTTCGATGAGGGGTTCGTCGGCTGGGGCGAAGAGGACAAGGACTTCCTCATCCGCGCTCGGGACAAGATCGGCGCGGTTCAGTTCGTCCCGGGTGGCCTTCTCCACCTTGGTCAGCCGCCCTCCCCCAAGGACTTCCCGGGAGAGTACGCGAACAACCGGGTGCGGTACCTCCGCAAGCGCCGCCCGGTGAAGATCGCGGTCTACGCTCCCGCCAAGAACGAAGAGAGCAACGTGGTCGAATGGGCCGCGAGTGCCCGAGACGCCGATGAGATCGTGCTCGTGGACACGGGATCCTCCGACAGGACGATAGCGACTGCGGCAGAGAGCGCCGTGGTCGTGCGTCAGGCGGTGATCACCCCGTGGCGGTTCGATGACGGGTTCAACGCGGCGCTCTCTCAGGTGTCTGAGGACATCGACATCGCTGTGCCGCTGCATCTGGACGAGCGGCTGGCACCGGGGTGGCGGGGGGAACTGGAGAGGGCGTGGTACAACGGCGGGAACCGGTTCACCTTCCAGTACAGGTGGGCGGACGGCACCTCCTTCACCCATGACAGAATCCATGCCCGACACGGGTATCGGTGGATCTTCCCCGCTCACGAGATGCCGGTGGGTCCGGGGCCTCAGGTCTCGACGGGCGTGGTGATTCACCACCAGCACTCCCCGAGAGATCGGGCCACGGACCGTGCTCTGATCCACCTGATGCTGAAGGAACACCCGGACGATCCTCGGGCTCAGTACTACTCCGGTCGGGAGCACTTCTACGCCGGGGAGTGGATCGAGTCCCGGTCGATGCTGAACAAGTACCTGTCCAACCCCAAGGCCACTTTCGATCAGGAACGATCTGAGGCATGCCGGTTCATCGCCAAGATGGTCTGGGAGGAGGCCAAGGAGGCATGGCTGCTTCGTGCTTGCTCTGAGGCCCCCCAACGTAGAGAAGTATGGGCTGATTTGGCCCAGCACTACTGGGAGACTGGACAGATGGTGCAGGCTCAGGGGTGCGCGGAGCGAGCACTGAGCATCACTGAGCCAACCGATCAGAACTCGTTCCTCCTCGAAGACTGGGCATGGAACGATGATCACTTCCGTTCGATGGTCGTGGAGGAGATGATTCCGTGAGCGCCATCGACTTCATGTCACCGACGTATCGTGCCGCCGGTACAGACCTCGTCCTGAACATCTCGCCGCTGGGTCTGGTTGAACTGGCGGACGAGGAGTTCGAGGTCCATGGCCCGCGACTCAACCGATACGCGCTGAACTGGGCGCTCTACCTCGGTCACCACTGGAGTCACCGTCGGGAGGTGGGCGAGCACCAGCACACGTCCAACTTCTACCGGGCGTTCACGGACTACATGATCCGGTTCACCTTCGGCAAGGGAGTCAGGTTCGAGACACCAGAGGCGACCGGGGCGATCGTGCCCGACATCCTCCACAGGGTCTGGGAGAAGGACAACGTCCGCGAGACGGTCCTCATGGAGATGGGGCAGCAGGGGGCTGTCTCCGGAGATGCCTTCGTCAAGGTCGCCTACGAGGAGCCCTACGTCGATTCCTCCGATGTCTTCAACGCAGGACGGGTCCGGATCCTCCCGCTGAACGCTGCTCACTGCTTCCCGGAATGGCACCCGCACGACCGAACTCGTTTGCTGCGGATGAAATTGAAGTACCGGTTTTGGGGCACGTCGCTGGAAGGCACTCGACAGGTCTTCACCTACACGGAGATCCTGACCGATGACACCATCGAGGAGTACCTGAACGACGAACTGATCGACTCCCGGCCCAATCCCATTGGAATTGTGCCAGTCGTACACATTGCCAACCGTCCGGTGTCCGGATCCCCGTGGGGCCTGCCGGACTGTCAGGACATCATCGCGCTGAATCGCCAGTACAACGAGGTGGCGACCTCGGTGGCGGACATCATCAACTACCACGCCGAGCCGATCACGATCATCACGGGCGCGAAGGCGTCCCAGTTGGAGCGTGGGGCGAAGAAGATCTGGGCCGGTCTGCCCAAGGACGCACGTGTCGAGAACCTCGAAGGCGGCTATCAGGGACTCAAGCAGGGCCTTGAGTATCTGGAACTGATCAAGAGAACGATGCACGAGATGGTCGGCATCCCTGAGACCGCACTCGGTCAGGTGCAGCCGATCTCCAACACCTCTGGCGTGGCGCTGAGCATCCAGTTCCAGCCGCTCATGAACGTCTGGGCGCAGAAGACCGCGCAGTACGGCAAGGGCATCCAGCGGATCAACGAACTGGTCCTGCGGACGATCGCGGTCAAGGAGCCCAACTCCTTCATCTGGCTGGAGGGGATCAACTCTCCTCGCGAGGACGACCAGTTCGATCGGTTGGATCCGCGCGATCCGCTGTCGTACTTCACCGACATCGAGTTCCCGCCACCGCTGCCGCTGGACAAGTTGATCGTGCTGAACGAGATTCAGGCCAAGTTCCAGTTGGGTCTGGAGTCCCGCGAGGGCGCGCTGCGTCTTCTGGGCGAGGAGTTCCCGAAGGACAAGTTGGTCGAGATCCGCGACGAGTTGAAGGACGATGCCGTCGCCGACGGTGCACTGGCGCTGATCAAGACGCAGATCCAATCGGCGATCGTCGCGATGACCGGGATGATGATGGGTCCAGATGGAGAGCCGATGCCTGCTCCTCCGCCGGAGCCGTTGGATGTCACCGGGGACTCGATCCCGGATGTCAACGCAGGTCTCGGTTCGCCGCCCCCGTTCCCCGACATCATGATGGCGGAAGAGGAGATGCGGAACCTTCTGGTCACCCGCGCCTACGGGACGAAACTCCCCAAGTCCTCTATCGCAAAGCCGGACTCGTAGACCGCCGTTGGGCATATCTGCGTGATGTGAGGCTATCTTTGTTCCTACTCACATCTCGTAGGAAAGAAAGGCGCACATGTCCGAGCAGACCGTGACAGAGGCAGGCACTCCGAATCTCAATGAGGGCGGAGGGAACTTCGTTCAGGAAGAGCCACCCACGCCGCCGACCCGGGTGACCAGCCAGTCTGACCCGAAGATGTTCACGCAGGAGGATCTGGACAAGGCTCGCGAGCAGGAGAAGTCCAAGGTCTACAAGCGACTGGAGACCATGCAGGAGACCGTCGCACGTCTGGAGAAGGAAGCGCAGGAGCGTCAGTCTGTGGAGGAGGAATCCCGCAAGGCTGAGATCGCCAAGGCTGAGGCGGAGCGTCTGGAGACCCTGTCGGCGAAGGATCTGATCGCTGAGAAGGAAGCGCAGTGGCGCGAGGAGCAGGCCCAACTCCGTCAGGAGATCGAGGCCGAGCGGGCACTTCGTGAGCGCGAGTCCCAGTTCGCCGAACTGATGGACGTGCGGAATCAGGTCATCACGCAGTATCAGGACCGCGTTGCTCCCGAACTTCTTGACCTGATCACAGGCGAGACACCGGAGCAGATCCAGCAATCTGCCGAAGACATGGCTCAGCGTACGGAGCGGATCCTTGCGCAGACGCAAGAAGCCATGCAGAATGCAAGGCAACAGATGCCAACGGCACGAGTCACCGCTCCGGCATCTGGGGACAACGCAGGGGCGAACAGACAGTACAGCCCGGATGAGATCCGGGGAATGTCAATGGCGGACTATGCGAAGCATCGCGCCTCCCTTCTGGGCAAGGGCGCTGATGGACCTAAGAATCGGGGCCTCTTCGGGTGACTCCCCGACTTCTTGTCCATCTCACATAGGAGATACGCCTGATGGCTGTCTATCCATTTGCCGCACCCGGGTCCAGCACTGGACTCACCGGTACCCCCAACCTCGCCGCAGCCCCCACCGGCTACGACGGCGGACAGGGCCTTGCCCCAGCGATCCAGACGATCTGGTCCAAGGAAATCCTGTTCCAAGCCATGCCAATTCTTCGCTTCGAGCAGTTCGCGGTGAAGAAGACCGAACTCGGCGTGGCCCCCGGCCTGACCGTGAACTTCATGCGCTACATCAACCTCCCCGCCGATCAGCAGCCGCTGGTCGAGGGCGTTCGCATGGAGACCCACGCGATCACCGCCGAGCAGTACTCGATCACCGTCACGGAGCACGGCTACGCCGTCGCGGTCTCGGAACTGCTGCTCAACGCCTCCTTCGATGACGTGATGGCCTCGGCCTCCCGTCTGCTGGGCCGCAACATGGCCCTGTACCTCGATGGTCAGGCCCGCGACACGCTGCTCACCGGCACGTCGCAGGTCTTCGGCTACGTCCCGGCGACCACTCGTGACGCCCAGTCCCCGTACAACGCGGGCACGGTCGGCACGGGCGTGGCCTCGGAAGGCGCGTTCCTCTCCCCCGCAGCCGTCAAGGACGCGGTCGAGACCCTCGCCAGCAAGAACGTCCCCCGGCTGGGCGAGACCTACGTCTGCTTCGTGCACC